CAATGGCTCCCACAATCGAATATCTCAACGCCCGGACAAATTGGTCCGCAATGGTACGGCAACCCGTCGGAAATTCAATTCAACGGTCTTAATCTCAACCCCGACAATGTTGTCACGTTCTTATCCCCAACTCAGGGGATAATTTTTATGGGTCGTCGAGTTATCAACACCGCGCTCAGACTTGACCAAGCAGCCGAGCGATTTGCCTCAAACGAAATTGCCGCCGGTTATTTGCAGCAGACCAAGGACTCCGAGCCGATGACCGCGGACGAACTTGGAGAATTGGCTCAGGGCTGGAGCGCGGCCCGCCGCACAAATTCGATAGGTGCTCTTAACGGTTTTGTCAATTTTGTTTCTTTTGACCAAGACCCGAGCAAGTTGCAGATCACCGAGGGCCGTCAACACTCAGCGTTGGAACTCTCACGTTTGTCAAACATTCCCGCGTGGATTCTTGGAATTGGTATTCCGGGAATGACCTATCAAAATGCTCAAGATTCTCGCCGTCAGCTTTACGAGTTCGGGTCTCGTCCGCTGGCCCTCGCGATCGACGAACGATTGTCAATGAACGATGTTTTGCCAAATGGACGTCACGTCAAATTTGACGTCGAATCGTACCTTGGCGAACTTGCCGTTGAGATTCCCGTTGAAGCAATAGTCGAAACACCAGAAAGAGAATATCGATGATTCGTTTTGAAGCAACACCAATCACCCTTGACGCCGCTGCTCCCGGTAGCACCGAGCCGCGTCGCACGATTACGGGCCTCGCCATTCCTTGGAATGTTGAAGCAACCGTCTCGACGGGCCAGCGCGTGAAATTCCTTGAGGGCTCTCTCCCCGTTGACGGTCCCGCGCCGGTCCTTCTTGAGTTTCACGACTCCTCGCGTCCCGTTGGAATTGTTACTCAGCGCGTCTCAGATTCAACCGGAATGATGTTCGAAGCAAAACTCTCAGACACCGCAGCCGGGCGGGACCAAATGACCTTGATGCTTGACTCCGTGGTCACCGCGGTTTCCGTAGGAGCCGAGCCCATTGATTACACGATCGACAAAAAGACCGGAACAATGACCGTCACAAAAGCATTATGGAGCGAGTTATCACTCGTCACCGCCGGAGCATTCACCGACGCCAAAATTTTACAAGTCGCAGCCTCGACCCCCGAGGATGATGAACCCCAACCAGAAGAAAAGGAAGAAGAAATGTCAGAACCAATTGAAACCGCAGTCGTTGAGGCTGCAACAAAACCAACCGAGTTGCTATTTGCAACACCAAAACAAGAGTTCAAAATGCCGTCCGCCGGTGAGTGGATTGCTGCCCAATTCGCAGGTGGCGCAATTGCGGCCGAGTTCAACGCTCGTCTCCGTGCTGCTGCTCCCTCGGTGACGACGGGCGACCTTGACGGAATCCTCCCTCTCCCAATTGTGGCTCCTATCTATTCTGGGATTCAGGGTTTGCGCCCGGTCGTAGATGCCGTGGGCGCTCGAGCAATGCCTCAAGGTGGAAAGATTTTTATCGTTCCAAAAATTACAACTCATACAAGTATCGGTGGACCCGAAACTCAGAACACCACAATCACGGCGGGACAATTCGTTGTTGACGACATCCAAGTCACTAAAGGAATTTACGGTGGCTATGTTCAGCTCAGCGAGGCTTCAATTGATTGGACAGACCCCGAGGTCCTCGGCGCATTGTTGGAGGACTTGGGCAAAAAGTATGCCCTTTTCACCGACGACGTTGCAGCAGATGCACTCTTGACGGGAACGACACAGGCAACCGGCAACGTAGCACCAGCAGACCCAGCCGATTGGGTGCAAAAAATCTACGCGTGTGCAAACACCATTCTCAGCAATGGCAACTATCTCCCAGATCATCTTTTTGTGTCTGGCGATGTTTTCGCGCAACTTGGAACTTTGAGCGACACGTCAGACCGTCCGTTGTTCCCACAAGTTGGGCCAATGAACGCATTCGGCACAATGAACGCAGCGTCTCGCGACTCAATTGTGTTCGGGCTCCGTCTGGTAGTCGACACAAACTTTGCAGCCAAGACAACAATTGTCGGAGCAGCCGCAACCGGTGCGTTCCGTTGCTACGAACAGCAGAAAGGCGCAATCGTGGCCGACATTGGCTCCGGAGCGTCAACTCTGTCTCGCGATGTAGCGTGGCGCGGTTATTTTGCGCCAACAATGATTGATGCCAATCAATTTATGAAAATCCCTCAGGCCTAGTTAAAGACCGAGAGACAAAAAGGAATCCAGCGTGGCGACTTATACGGTCACAAACAAAATGCGACTAGATGATGTCGCCGTGCTGCAAACCTTGACGCCTCACGACCTCGACGTCGGTGACCTCATTAACGTTGCGGGAGTTGGTGGAGGGTTTGACGGCTCGTCTTTACTTGTTCGCGCTATTCCAGAATATCTATTTACGGGAGTTGACGGCCAAGGTGATTACACCTACGCCACAGAAATTCCAATTCCAAACCAAGTTTTGTTTCAAGACGTGGGCGACGATGTATCACGGTCAGCAGCGACCGGGACAATTGTTTATTCCGTCACCGTCACTTGGATTGACGACCAAGACGTCTTGGATTGGCTCGGCATTGACCCGGCAACACTCAATGACGAATTGTTTGTTACCGCGTGTACCGACGCGGCTAACCAAGTCGCGTATCGTCGCCGTTCGGCCGCCGGTTATACGGATTCCGTGTCGACTTGTGGCTCCGACGTCAAACTCGGGACGACGATGTACGCGGCAGCTCTCTACCGGGAGCGCGGCTCGCTCGATTCGTTTCAGTCTTTTGACGTAATGCAAACGCCCGCGCCAACCGGCGCAATGGGTCAAATCCTCCGCCTCTGGGGTTGCAACCGTGCTCAGGTCGCATAGTGGGCCGATGCAATGAAGCGCGTGAACGTCTTGTCGAGACTCTTGAGGACGCGTCCTTGGTGGTTGTGTCGGATGCCAGAAACATTCGCCCGGGTTGCGTCATCATTGACCCTCCAACAATTACGCGCTCAACGCCCGTTCAAATCTCAATGGAGTTCATCGTCACGGCAGTCCAGCCGCCACCCGGCAACTTGGACGCCCTCATTGCACTCCTCAATCTTGTTGACCTCGTCATCGATGCCACCGGTGCAACCTCGGCAAGTAGTACCGTCTACAGCGTCGGAGGGCAAGAATTACCCGCTTATCAAATCACCGTCCCTTGGGTCGGATACCCCGCTTAAGGAGCAAAATGTCAACCTATAAAGTCTTGACCGATATGGTCGCAAACAAATCAATCGGAGACTCAATCACCGACGAGGAACTTGACGGTTGCTCAATTGACGCTCTTATTAACTCGGGGCATATTGCTCCGACAACACAACCCAAAAAGGAAAAGGAATAACAAATGGCAATCTACGTTAATAAAGATATTTTCTGCTCGGTCAACGCAATTGAGTTGAGTTCGTATGTGGTCTCGGTTGAATTCGTTCAAGCGGTGGACGCCGTTGAATCAACCGCGTTTTCGGCAACTAGCACCAACGGACATTCGTTTATTGGTGGAATACAAAACAACTCCGCAACCATTACGTTCAACCAAGATTTTGCGGCCTCTAAAGTCTGGGCAACGCTTAACACCCTTGTCGGAACTCCAACAAATGTGGTGATGCGCCCCACGTCCGCGGCGGTGGGTGCGACGAATCCGACCCTCACACTAAGTTCGACTCTAATGTCCTCACTAAGTCCGATTTCTGGCGCCGTGGGCGACCTTGCCTCTACCGGAGCGATCTCGTTTCAAGGTGGCCTCTACACTTCAGCAATCGTCTAATGTTTGAGTTGTTTATCGCGACGGTGCTCGTCGATGGCAGCGAACACGAAATTTGTTTGACGGTTTCGTCATTGTTGGAGTTTGAACGGTTGCACACCGTTTCAATTATCAAGGCAATTGACGAAAACCTCTCAATGGAATATCTCGTCACTCTAGCTTATTTGTCCCATAAGCAATTGGGCCGCGTGACGAACATTGAAAAATTTAAAGACGAGGTGAAAGGTATCTCGTACAAGGTCGAACGTCTCCCTTTTGGCGTGACGGTATCCACGGAGTCATTGCCGGACTAATCCTTAACGGGATTCCATATTCGGAAATTATCCAAATGCCGTTGACACTTGCAAACACTCTCAACCAAGCAATTATCGATCGGAACAAAAAATGAGCGCCAAGTCATCCGCACAAGTCCACGGACTCACGGAGGCGCTCGCAATTCTCAAAAAGGTTGAGCCCGAGACGGTCAAGCAAATCAACGCCAATATCCGACGTGAGGCAAAACCCGCAATTCAAGCGGTCCGGCAATACTTGACCAACCTTGACCCAGACGGTAACCCGCTCAATTCAATGGCAAATAGCGTTTTGATTAAAGACCGGGGTGACTCGACGCGTTGGAATTTTTCTAGGGTCAAAGCTGGGGTGCGATTTAAGGCCGGAGGACCAACTAAGAAAAAGAAAAAGGCGAGCCGTCAGAATTACGCGATGTTCTCAATTATCCAGAGCAACGCCGCCGGAGCAATTTACGACGTGGCGGGTTCGCGCAATTCGGGCAAATCAAAGACGTTTGTTCCTAACCTTGAGGGCGTAGATGTTCCGCACAAGGACGGCGACCGTCGAGGTAAAAAAGGACCGTCGCGTTATATGTGGCCGGGTGCCGAATCTCATATCCCGGCACTTACCGCCTACGTCAAAACTCAAGTCAAAATTATCGAGCAAAAAACCAACAAAAGTTTGTTGAAGCGAGGCTAACCCGTGGCAATTATCGTTGACATTCTCACCGAGTACAACAAGACCGGAGCCGACGCCGCTAACAAATCCATTGCCGGTATTGGCACCAACTCGCTCAAGAGTGCAATTTCAATTGGCGCGGTTACAGCCGAACTAGGACGAATGGTTAAGGCCGCAGCCGATGACGAA